ACCCAAGCCCGTTGTATATTAAAAAGTAAAATCAAAATTATTAGTCAAAATCATCTGAGTCATTGTCTTCTCGCATCTCATCCAAATCATATGGTCTAATTCCAGAGCTGTATAAAATTTGCACTAACATGAAAGCGACTAGAGCTCTATCATTTTTGTTTACCTCTTGTTGTATCGTGTCTAACAGTTTTTCCAAAGCTGTTTTTTCTGCATCAGTTTTTTTCTTGCAGGGGCCAACATAGGGAAGCCACATTTTTAAAATTTGATCTGATAAAGCACCCCTGAAAGAAAACTTATGTTTTTTCAGAAGATAATTTGACATGACTGAGATTTTTTCATGATCTACTCTACGTTGACTCCAATTTTGAATCTCCTTATAGTATTTTTTCTTATTGTCTTCCCAAACCTCATTTGGAGTCCTTTCATTTTGTTCTTTCAATACTTGATCATTCATGTCTTGAATAAACTCTGAGAAAAAATCATCATCTTCTGAGTCTTCCATTGCTAAAGCTTGCTCCAACATGTCATGCTCTTCAAAATAAGTTTTTTCTGATTTGGTCATCTCCAATAGTCTCAGGTGGTCTTTCAAATTTCCAAAGTCAGGCATTCGAGCTTGAACTTCGTTGACCTTGGGCTCATCACTTTCTCCTATGACTTCCAGTACATGATTGCCTTGACAGAAACAGAGTAGATTGTGTTTCTTTGCAATTATTACACGCCCATAATGAAATTTTTTCTTATAATAGGTGTCCAAGTCACAACGTTCAACTCCATCTTCATGTGCATCCAGATTGTAGTCTGTGATGTAATGGTGATAATGTTTTTTGTCGGCTACTATGACTTCCACTTGTTTTACCACACCTGATTCTTTTCTGATTCTTCGTGCTACTGACGTGTTGGTCAAGGTAATCATGTTCCATTCTTCTTCAGAAGGTCGATAAAAAGAAGAAACAGACAAGGGAATTTGACTGGTTTCTAGCTTCATTATAGATCTAAACAGAGAATCAGTGACATCGGAACCGGATGAGTTGTTCCCAGATTGTTTCAGGAGACTTTCAATTCTCAAAGAGTTTCCCATTTTGTTTTTTGATGTCAATCTAACAGATGGAGTGTTTTGTTTGTATTTAAAAGAGTCTATGGATCTATTCAGTACAGTCTCAAGGACAGCTACTTCTTCTCTGCATGAATCTAATGATCCTATGTTGCTACACTCAGCTTGAGAACCTTCTAAAAAATTGGAGGTCAACACTGAAGATACCACATCAAAAGTTCGCAGACGATGAGTCACACACAAGGAATAAGATTCAAAATTCATTTTTCTCAAATAATGTGTGTACGAAGCCACTTTCAACATTTTGTCAAAAAAAGTGTATTTCTTTTCACTCACTTTGTTGATGAAATTGGAATCATTGTCCATGAATTCTTTAAAGAGCATTTCACAAGATTCATTGCTGAGATTTCTAAGTACGAATTTTCTTTTCCTGGCCATCTTATTGACTGGCATGATTCGTTCAAGTCTACAGTTATCTACACAATCTTGATAGTCATTGTATCGTCTCTGCTTGTTTTGAGCTAGCTCATGGAATTCTCCTCTAAGATTTTCTGAATAGACTGGTGACCAATTATCAGCTAAATGATGAATATCATTTAAAGAATGTTCACCATTTATTTTCATTTTTTCGTGGAATTTAGATTCAAATCGGATTGATTTAAGGTTCTTGGGGGCTTGTGGAATGTTCATGCGGTCCGATTGTTCTTGAGCAAAGCCAGTGGAACTTTCTCTTTGAAGCAGAGACAGTAACATAGTCACTGTGTCATCTATTTCATGAGAAGAAAACACATCTTCAAAAATCTCAGCTCCCACTTTGTCACAATATTCTCTCAATTTTCTTTCATTTCTTCTTGGTTTCAACATGAAGTTAGTGGTGCCACTGTGGGAGGTTTTGATGCTTTCATCATCCAACCCAGTGACATTAGCCATGTCCAAAAAATTGCGATAAAGCTCATAGAAACTGTCATGTGAACTATAGTTGCCCAAGAGAGAAGAGATTTTCCCACAGTGCACACTGCATAAGACATCATAAGAAGGAAGCCCACCCAGTTCTAATGGCATTGAGAAACGCTTCCCGACAGAAATGTGCTCCATTTGAAACATCTTTAAATGCAAAAGATCCCTAGATAAACGAACCCAATAAGAACCTACTAATCCTCCATCCTCTGCCAAGAATTCCAGTTGCTTGTCATGTGATTCGACGGCTGAGTCATAAGCATTAGTGTTGTCAGAGAAAGCCACATATGAAGAACGAGTTTTGATTTCCGGCTTATATACCCCTCTAGAAGACATGAAGATAGAATTCAATTCTGAAACATGTGTGTTGAAAGTTGATTTTGGAGAACTTTTCTTTATGGAAAAACATGGGTAGATTTGATTCTCCAACATCTCAATCACTAACATTAATGCTTTTAAAGACATTTCAGATTTCTTTGGGAAATTGGCATGTCTACAAAAATCATCAGATGTGCATTGAAAACTAACACTGACATCTGGGAGTCGTTTTCTTAACAGCCAATCCAACAAGAAATGACAATCTGTGCCCACTACTGAACTGGTGACACCCAAGATCCCTTGAAACATGCCCTCTGCTGCCAATATCAACTGTTTTCCTTTGTCCAACACATCATCTCCTGAAACCAAAAGTCTTTCTCGAAGCCGATTTACAATGGACAGAGACCCTTTTTTCAATGGTCTGTTGTGAAAGAAGCTAAGCAACTTTTGTGGCAACAATATTTTCTTATGGGTGAAGTAACTGAAGGTTCGGTGTATGAGGCCTGTGAGTTTGGGCAATCTGGAGGAGAGAGTCAAAAACATGACCACAGGTACCTGAGATGGTCCCCATTTTGAACAATCACCGTTTTCATGCAGAGTCTTTTCCTCCACAGCCTTGGAAGAGTGATTCAGATGTAGCTCCTGGATCTGATCGTCTTTGTCATCTATTTCAATCAGGTTCTCACGATAACCCTTTGAATGTTCATAGTCTCGGATGGACCTTGATATAGTTTCTATGGAATAAGCCACAACACGCAATCTGGCATTGAGAACAGCTATTTCTCTTTGTCCTATTTGATCTTTTGCAAACATGTATGCATATGCACAAACATCATCTTGTAAAATTTGCTCCAGATAATAGTGCAATGATTGGGTCCGAGATTGCAACTCTCTTTTAGTGTATTTGTCGCATAACTGTATGACAGTCTTGTAACATTTAGAATTGGGATAGTTGTTTTTCCAATAAGAATAACTACTATTTGCTTTCTTATCAGTAGAATGAGTGCCCCCTTTGCTATCTTCTTTTTCCTTTCCTTTCCTTCCATCATTTGTTTTCTCCCTTTTTACTTCAGAATCTTTTTTGTGATTTTTTCTGATTTTAGTTTCACAGTATAAGGAAGGTTCTCCATCTTTCATGGAGGCTCTGGTGTTGAGGATGTCTGAGACTCTCATGCGAGATAATGAAGAATAAACTTCCTTTTCGAGTCCTTTGGCGCCTATTTGAAAATTTCGAAGTTTGGCTGCCAAAAGAACTAGCACATAATTGGGACTGTGCAGTCCAGAATGTTTTTCTTTGCATTTTCTTTTGAAATGACTATGAGGTGATGCTTCTAAATCTTCTATGTCACCAACATAGTCACCATCGCCCTTAGAATCCAACTTTCTTTTCCTAGCATCTAGACTCTTTTCTACGACTTCGGCAGAGCTGGTTATTGGGTTGGAACGATTGAGATTGAGGTATCGACAGATATAGAAACCATTGTAGACTTCCTGATTGGACCTGCAAGGTGTGTTTTCGTGAGGAAGAGCTATTTCCCACTCCACAAAATCCTCGCCATCACTAGACCATCTTTTTCGAGCTTTGTGAAGCTTGCCAGTTTCCTTGAGCTGAGTCAAACAATAATCCATTTTTCTTAGTCGGTTGTGATAGAGAGATTCTATCATGTTATTGGCTTTATATTCTGACAATTTGTCCCAGAGTTCATTCGAAGACCCTCCAAAACTAGTGCCTCCTACAAAGAAATGTCTCACAGATTCTGAGAAAACAGAGAAAGATCCTCTGTTACAGTAAAGAAGAACTGGTTCCAATGACTTGGTCTGATGAATCTTCTTGTTGACTCGATTTTTGTCTACACACTTAGTAAGAATTGATAAGCAAGTGGAAAAAATTCTACATCCCCAATCCACCTGTGCTTTGGACAATGAGAGAAGTCGAGTGCATCCATTGGGACAGTGTCTAAAGCCAGCTGTTGTGCCCAAAAATGAACCAGTGATAAAATAAGTGATATCCTTATCATGTCTAGTGGGTATAGTACAAAAGATCAGACCATCTTTTCCTTCCAAATGGCTAACATACAATTTCACTGTTTTTTTCATCACCCCGCCTTTTTTCTCTACATGTCTTTTAAGTTTTCTTGAGAAAGCCAAAGTTTGACTGAGTTTCTGATAGTCATAGTAAAAAGACATTAGCTTGTTTTCTGTCCTTTTGAGTGTAGCTCTCATTGAGACTGACACCATAGTGGAAATACCAGACTGATCCGAGAGTTCCTCTATTATCTCTCTAGCTTTAATATGAAGTGGAGTTGCCTCAGCTGTAGAATAACAGGTTTTGAGCATAGAGTCGACGGCTTCTTCCAAATCAGCAGCTGTTTCATATGTTGCCTCATTGGATTTCAAGTCGTCTCTCCAATCATTGAGGCAAAATGGAAGTTCTAAGACTGAGGTTTTCTCATCGAACAACTCAGATTCTGCGGCCAATAAAATTCTTTTCAGAAACAGATTTTGTTGGTTTGAGTCTGAATGTCGTTTTAAAGTCTCTAAGACGCTTTCATCGCCGTCGTGTCTGTTAAGAGGCTGAAATGGATAGAGAGGTCGACCTTCCAACATCAAAGAATTGTCTTTGTTTTCAAACCACTTCATGGCTTCGAAACTGTTTTCAGAAAGGTATTTTTCTTCTGCTGAGGTGTCTCTACCCTTTGCACCGAAAAAATCAGATGCCTTAATTTTTTCATCTTGTGACATAGAAGACAACACATACTCTTTAACCTTTTCCTTTGAGTTTAACAAAACATTGGAATGGTAGAGAAGACGATTGGCATAAGCAAATTGATTTTCATATTCATTAGAAGTTATCATGACATCAACCACATTGATATTTTTTGGAGCCACTCCCATGCTGCAAACTAAGCAATCATGAGACATATGAGGTAGTTTGGATTCCAATTTCAATGTCTTCTCAGGATGTTTCACTTTCACTTCTGTGCCCAACACCCCATTTCTGCTAGTGATGTCTACAAACAAAAGATGATCTTCATTTTGATTGTACACTATAACATCTATGTCTCTGATCTTTCTTACGTTGTCAAAACCGACTCCCTCTATGATAAGAATTTTGTAATTCTTCAATCGAGATAAACAAAAAAGAATGGTGTTTTTCATATGACGGATACTCTGGGAAACAGAAGTGGAGTCAAACATATACAGGTTGTCCATTCGTTTTCCCCAAGTGTTATAAAGCATTTGACTGGTGTCAGTGTTCCATTCATCAATGTCCAGTGAAGCGTTTAACTCTAAAAGTTTTTCTCGCGTGTAAGGGATGCTACACAATAATTCCTCTCTGGTAATCTCTGTGGTGAAATCCAAACGCTCATAATATAAAGACTGTTTACTAATCTTTTGTCCTCTATCGTCTCTTTTATTATACACACGGGCCA